ACGTTAGCCATGTTAACTCCCTATTAACGTGACATTTCTTGAGCAGCAAGAACGTAATCAGTTGTTAAAGTATCAGTAGCTGTTGGAGTAATTTGAATAAANGGNGTTAACAGAACGTTAGTTAATGTTGTACCAGANGCACCAATAGTAACGTTAGAAACACGAGCTACTAAANTATCTGACGCATATACTAACAAATCAGTACCATCATAATAAAANGCTACATCAATCCAACCACCGGCTGTTAAGCCAGTTTGAACACCAGTTACTAAAGTAGTTGCTGTAGAACCTACAGAAGATACTAAATTAAGTGATGTGCTTGAGGCTGGCTTTGTAAACCAAATACCATCAGTAGTTGCGCTACCATATTGTAAACCAAATTTAAAGGCTACACTACCAGCTACTGCTGACGGTTGAATACGTTGTATGTACCATAATTTCTGACCAGCAACAAATTGCAAAGCAGAATATGTGCGATACATTGAAGACGCTGTTGTAGTGCCTCCAGGTGTAAGGATTGCTAAGCCACCTAAACCATTGGTAAGTGCAAATGTAGAGCTAGCACCAGTAACAGTAAAAGAAGCTGTTTGACCTAAATCGGTATAATCGGTTTGATAAGTAAATACATCTAAACCAGGAGTGCTTCCAGTATGGAATGGATCAGGTAATGGATAGTTACCTAGTGGGCTTTGTTTTGTTACGGTAGCCAGACCGTATGTAAATCTTGTTGGTGTTCCCATTTAAAATCTCCTAAAAGTGATGGGTCACGCTCCGACGAGCGTTTAGGGATAGAAAAGAGAGGAACCTTATGAGTCCCTCTCTAGATAGTACTTAAATAATATTAAGGACCGTTTGAACCAAAGATCGCACGTGGATCTGTCCAGCCAAAGCTATAACGCTCATAGCCTTTAGCTTTAGCATTCATTGTATCAAAATCATTATCTTGATCAAACTGAATACCTACACGATCATAGTACTTCATACCGTCACGAATGTTGGTACGAATAAACCAAGCATGAGGGGCAGTAAAGTAATGGTTAACAACTGCGCCACCTGGGAATACATTGTTTGCCNTGAGGATGTTCAAGTCATTGTTTGCAGTACCTGGTTGTGCTACAGTCTTAAGAATACGACCAGCATTGTAAATCTCTTGACGAGCAATGTGTAAGCTCTTAGGCATTACATTGATCAAAAGACCACGGTCGTTCTGGAAGCCCATCAAAGCAATGGTTGCATCTTCTAAAGAAGCTTCAGACAAGTCAGCATCAACTGTCAGCTTGTTAGAGAAAGTACCACCAGAAGTATTTGGATGTGCTGTGCTGCAAAGAGCAACACCATCACCACCTAAATATGTACCGTTAAATGCACGGTTATAAATATTAGCAGCAACGTTTTCTTTCGTTTGACGGAAAGACATAGCCAACGCACCAGCACGTTTCTTAGAAACGGACTCGTACAAGTTGTCATCAAGTTCTTCTTTAGTTACGATATAACCAAGAGCGTATGCAATGTGGGTATAGCGTGTTACGAAACCTTGAATCTCTGAATCATACTGAACGCCTTGACCTTCAGATTTAACTGGAGCAAGACCGAAACCAGTTAACTGGACATCTTCCTCATAGTTTTGATGTGAAGATTCTTTATCAAAAAGAGCAGTATACTCTTCTGGATGTTCTTCGTAAACTTGGCCCCACCAAGCTTTAATACCAGGCCATAGAGCCTTTGGATGCGATCCGGTTGTAATTACACCTGCCATGTTTTATTCTCCTAATTAAGCGCCGAAGGCTTGTTTGTATTGATGCTTGTTAAATACAACTAACAAGTCATTGTAAGCACCAGGAACGTTATCTGGAGTCTGANNCATACCAACAACCTGTAACATACTTGCTGCAGTAGCAGAAGAGTCAGCNGTTACATAAGTATTAGAGTAAGGAGCAGAAGCAGCTAATGTAGAAGTCTGGTCAGCTGTAATTGTAGGAACAGCTGTTGAACCAACTTTAGCATCGGCAGTAGTATTAGCTTGTACTTTAAATATAACGTTAGGATCTGTTACAACGTAAACGTATGTATAAGAACCAGATGATTTGCTAATGTAAGTTTTAGTTAGATCAAGGTTACCAGCCACAAGTGAAACACCTGGGTTAGCAACACGGATACCAACAACAACACCAAGAGGTACATCAGTAGCAGCTGCTTTAGTAACTAATGCAACGCCATTAGCGTCGTTACCTACAGCAGATTTTACAACGTCGCCAATAGCATATGTATTGGAAGCATCGTTAGCAATAGCGTATAATACGCCTTGCTCGTTAAAGGGTGCACCAGTGACTGTGCCGGTTGGCGACAGCCCTGTTGCGGCATTAATGTTTGCCATTTGTTAAAACTCCTTTAGAGGGATTAATTAATATTTAATGCCAGCATCGTAGAAACCAGTAGTATCCACACTGGAACCACCTTTACCTTTACGAATTGCAGCATCGGTTTTATCATTGCGAGATTGGATTTCAGCTTGATCTTCTAACCACCAGTCTTCACGGATCTTCATAAGGATCTGTTGAACTGCTTGGCCCATATCATTCTTACTACCAATAATGCTTACTCTATCTCCAAGATCTACATTGCGATTAGTCACATTTGTAGACACATAACCTACCTCATCGGGAGAGACAAATTCCCAACCAGCATCAAGAGCCGCTTGAACACGACCAGGCTCATCATTAAAGAAATACAAGTGATACCCCGTAATAAGGTTTCCTACTTGCAGTTTACCACGAGTCCCGTTAAACGCCCCACGATTCCGGCGTACTGGTCTCTCTTTAGACTCTGTAGTAACTTCGATTTCTTTTGATACTACCTCAGCTTCTTTCGTCGCTGTTTGTTTATTAGCTGTTGCCATTTTATTCTCCATTATTATTCAGACCAATCGTACGATTCAATGTACTGTTCTTTGGTCATTAACCCTTGCTTAACAAACCTATCACATGCTGATTTAGCATCTGTAGGTAGACTCTCATAGGTCCGTTTGCCTCTTGAGGGACGTCCTGTAGTACCGCTACCNACATCCATGGGGTTTGCTACTTTCTTTTTACCGAACTTATCTGGAAGTACGGTTGCCAACTCTTGATCTAATTTATCAAGGAAGGCTTGTCCTTGTAGACTAGGATCCTCACGTCGTAACGCTTCACCTAATCCATTTGCAATACCAGTTGTACGAGCCTCGACTCCAAACCATTCATTCTTTTCAAGCCATGCTTGTAAGGTTGCATCTGGTTTGTTTTCTTGTATAAGCTGTGGTGTTGGGGCTGCAGCAGCAGCTCTAGTTTCTTGTAGTTCAACTTTCAAAGCATCTTGTGCTTCTTCAATCTCATCTACTCGTAAACCATCACCAGAACTAATAGCATCACGTCGTGCAGTTCTTAACTGTGCGATCTGTGTTTCTAGTTCTTTAGCTTTACGCTCATACTGTTCCTTTTGGAACTTCTGAAACTCTTTAGCAGTGCTTCTTGCTTCTTCAGCAATAGCTCTTGCTTCTTTTAATTCCTTAAGCAACTTCTCATTGTTCTTACGGACAATAGGAAGGATCTCACGACCACGCTTAACAAANGTTTCAGCATCGACCCAGTCGTTATCATTACCACGAAACTCTTCTTTAGCTACCCAACCTTGGGCACGTGCTTCAGAATCAAAATCCTCTTGATGAGGTGTTTGTGGTNCTACGTCTGTGCCGCTTTCTGTCTGTTGCAAATTCTCTTCGCTCATTTTAATCCCTTAACTAAGTGTGGATCAACTAANTCCATATCAGGATCTAATAGGCCTGTTATGTCATCATCGTTAATCATTCTATATTTATTACCATCTTTACCTACGTACATCAATCCAGCATACTTAGCCATGATAATTTTATCACCTGGCTTAATAGGACATTCAGTATACCCGTCAGCTTTAAAAGCATCTTGACCTACTGCAACTACTTCACCGGTTGTATTACCTAACTGTTCACGTTCACTTANTTCATCAGTGGCAATAATAATACCGCCAGAGCTAACGTTAGTTACAAACATTGGTTTAATTAATATACGATTTAATAAAGGTGTAATACCTGTATAGTTACTCATTCCTTATTCTCTCTTAGTGATTCCATCAAGTCTTCATAGCTCATACTTAAAATAAGACCAGCTGCAGCGGCCCGACCACGAAGCTCAGCATCATGATCAGTACCGGCAAGCAGCATCTCTTTTAAATATTCACGATCATTAAAGATCGCTTTCATTACGGCTACNGTTACTTGATGTTGTTTCCAGTCTTTAAAATCCTGTTCTGTGACAACTATCAATTACTTTTCCTCGGGTTGTTCTTCTGTCTTGCCCATATCATTCAATAACATCATTGCTTCAAGGGATTGCATTAAACCATCTTGCTTAGCTCTTGCCATAGCAATCTCACTGTTTAACACAGCAATGTCATGGCCTTTNGAAACCCCACCAGCAGTTTCCATTGCGAGTACTGCCTCAGCTTCAAGCTTGTGAATCTTAGACTGATTTAGTTCTGCATCTTTCATTAACTTNAACATGCCCAACTTAAACTGAAGCTGTTGATCGGCTTGTTTAGTTTGTGCAGTGATTTGTGCAATTTGTAACTTAACATCTGGTTTAGGTTGAATTGCATTAGGACCTTTTGGATCCGGCAACAGTTGTTCAACATCATTAATCTTCCAAGCTTTAGCAAACATAAGCTGAGCTTGTCTAATATTAACACCAGGAGTTGTTGTAGCTAANTGCAACATAGCTTGTGCTTGTGCCATCTTCTGTGTGTCTGATACAATATGTGGATCAGCACTTGGACGTATGTCACTAGATGAACCCATGTAATCTTCAGGGAAAATATTAAACTCACCCATGTTAGATTCAAACTCTGACTCTTCAGTCATGTANAATTGGTTNAANCTATACAGCTTTTTAAATTCATCTTTAAGACTTCTGTAGGTACGTTTAAANATACCTGAGAAAATCTTCATCCCTTGTTCAGCCATTGTTCTTGTTGTCTCAGCTGCAGTATTCTGTCCCGGATTTTGTCCAACCANAATATCAACTGACCCACCAATACGCTCACCATAGTTAATAAGCATTCCAAGCAAAGTAAACANAACTTGAGAAGGCTCCCTAACAGGAAGAGGCACAATGCCTTTACGTAAATCNTCACCCGTTGTATCAACGTGTTTCCATTCTAATGGAGCAAAGTTAGAATTACCACCACGAATCTTTATACCNCGTGATAGGAATCCNCCTGCTGTGTTAGNCATCGTNCCAGCATCAACCAGTTGGTTAATGATTGTATCGATGCTTTCATTAAGGGGTCCCAGTAATACTCCAAATCCCAAGTCATAAAAGCCGCCGTCTGGTGAAGGAATAAAAGGAAACTTAGTAAAATAAGTTTCAGGATTAATACAAAGAATCTTACCTGAGTTATTACGCTCAATAGATTCCATAAAAAACCTGGCTACAATACGTAATACTTGTTTAGTATCACGCCGTACCCAAACAATGTAAGGCTCAGCATAACCGTCTTGATCAAAGTCAATGTAACGGTGTTGTTCAAGAATCTCGTAAGGAGTACTTGAATCAACTGCTTGCGGAGCATCAACGCCTTGTGAGCGTTCTTTAGTTTGGGTTAGACCAGATTTAAGTAAAGCAACCTTACGGTCATCTGATAACTCACAGAACAATCCACGAGCATGTCGCTCATACAAATCGTTCTTAGACATATACTGTACGTGTGTAACTCGTGGAGCATTGTCTAGGGACTTAGTCCAATAGTTAACAACTAAGTCTTGAGCCAGAATGTATTCTGATTCAGGCCTACGCATTACTGGATGGAAATATGTTTTCTTAAATGCACACCCTACAATAGGCTGTGTAATAAGAACACGATCCATCTCTTCTTCCCAGTCATCATCNTGTTCAAGGATCTGGAAAGACATGTGAGCAGCTACACGGTCTGCTCGTCTTTGTTTTTTACCATCAGCATCATCGCCAATTACTCTACATCGTACCGGCTCTTCACCATCTACTAAGACAGGATAACTACGAGCATGATACTGCAGAGCAGCAATAGTAATAAGTGGAAACTTAACATTAGANGCCCCNGGCCATGGAAAAGATTTAGACTCAGCAACCTGAAGGGCTAGCTTCATTGATTGCTCAGTTTTCTTTTCCCAAGCAGATCGAGACTGTAAATCTGTTTCAAACTCATGGACTACGTCGTAGCCAATNTTATGTAGATCATCCTTATCTAGGAGTTCTGCAATGTTTGGACATGCGACCACATCATCAAGTTTTAGTTTAGTTAATTCTGTCATCTAGTATCCTGTGACTGCGGAACGACCAATCTGATCATATCCAAATTCATGTAAAGCATTATCATACTCTTCGCTGTCCATCTCTTGTTGAGTTGGAGCTTCGATAAGTTTATCAAGCATTAACCCAAGGTAGGCTAGACAGTCTACTTGGTCATCATGCTTGTCTCTAGGAAATCTAAGACACTCATCTTCAAGTGTCTGGTACCAATCAGCCTTGTTATCAAACTTAACACCCTTAGCTCTCATACGGGCTTGGATAGATCTAGCACGGGCTATCTTATCTTTACCACCATGTTTGAGGGGTACTAAGTTTACAAAGACGTTAGTCTTAAACATCTCTTCCCGTAGAAAGGGTCCTATAGACTTTGATACCTGCATATCCTCAATACCAAAAGCATCTGGTTCATAGATACGCTGCAAAGCAATAATAGTATCAACTATTTCTTGCCCATCGAGTCTTTGTCTAATGACGTCTCTAACTTGGATTCTTTTATTCTCATCGACTCCAGCAACCATAAATACGGAGTAATCTGCTTGCTGAGACTGGCTAATAGCCAAGTCCGCAGTGATGTAGTAATTGAGTTTACACTTCTTGTCGTCTTCAGTAAGAGGAACAAAATCCACTGGTTTAAAGTAAGCATTTGATTCATCCAAAGGTACNTTAAGGTATTCCTGGGAATATACGTCAGGCATACCCATACGGATATATTCCTCACGTAAGTCCATCAGTTCTTGTTTAGACTTTTTNTCTGGCCATAAAATTAAACTGTAGTCTGGATTATGAGCTTTGTATTTAACGGCATGCCAAAGAGCACGGCCTATACTGTAAGTCTTTAAACCTTCTGTAATAGTTTTCTTATCTCCATCACGAGGCATTAAAGACTCAAGTAAACTATCCATATGCAGAATAGTACCCACCATCCTAATGATGCCNTTATCAGACCGGCAAGGAAGTAACGCACCATAGAACCACCTTCTCATTTTAACACGGCGTTCTTTGTTAGCCACCGCTTCATCGTTCTCCATATCATCGCAAAGGATGATGTCGGGTCGGGATCCATTCCACAGTAAGCCCCGCAGTTTCTGTTCAGCACCCTTAGCGATAATACGAAACCGATGACCATCTTCTAATTCAACAATAATGTCTGTCTCAGTTTCTTTTACAAACTGAACCAAACCTTTTTCATTCTTCTTGATTCCGAACATCTCAATAAGGTTATCGTTCTCTTGTAGCTGTTGTTTAATAGCTCCAAGGAATAAAGCTGACTGGGACTCAGTGTCTGAAACCAGTAGCATAAACTTACGTTCTCGGAACAAGAGCGTAGCCAATCCGTATCCCATCGTTACTGCAGTAGATTTCGCATGACCCCGTGGGGCGGATATAGCTACAAACTTGTCTGGTGAGCAACACAGATCCCACCACTCTTTATGACAGTCGGGTGTNGATACAGCATCGCCAAGATTGCTGGACAGTACTGAACCCATTAACCCGTAGATAACATCTTTAGTTACCCTCACTGGTTGACTCCACGTCTATCACAACATCTTTATTTAATTCTCTGGTTAAGTCACCTTTGGTCATGTTCGCAAACTCTGCAAACTTNTTTGCCAAAAAATCTAACTTAGAACCAATCTCCAGGTCAGCTGTCTGTTGAGACTGCTTCCCGTTAAGGAGATTTCTTTTATCAATCATATCAACAGTCACCTTGTGAGCATCACGAAGGTTAACTGGCTTACGGAAGATTTCNCCAGTCTTCTGGTTAAATCCATAGTCNCCGTTCTCAAGACGTTCAGAAACAGTAGCCATACCTTTCTCAATGATCTTAGCTATGTCAGCATTGATCTCATCGTCTTGCTCTTCCTGGATCTGGAGCTGTAGCTCTTTCCACCAAGGTTGGTACCTCCAGATGTGGAGAGTAGCCTTAGGGATACCGGTAGCTGCCGCAGTCTTAACCTCAGAGCCTGTAGCTATGTAGGTAAGTACCGCTTCAATCTTCTGGGATTGAGACCAGTGCTTGTTAGTTCCCTTTACAGCACGACGACGCTTTGGAGCATTGCTCAACAAAGCTAGAGAGGCTTTAGTCTTATTCATGTTACAGTGTCCTTTAACTTTGTATACGTTATTACACGCATATACTAATATTATACCATGGAAAGTAAGATTTGTCAAGCATTAGTTAATATTTATTTTCTTACACGAATGTAGTTGACTTTTAATTACAAGTATGTTATAATCTATTTATTATATGTATTATATATATTATATGTATTAT